CTCGCCGAGGTACGCGGCAGCTGGCAGGCGGCGATGGCGCTGAACGCCAAGGCGGAGGCGGACCATGGCTAACATCGCAACGCTGCTCGTGAACGTCGGCGTCAAGCTCGATGGGGCGCTGAAGGTCGAGCAGAAGATCAAGCGCCTCCGGCGCACCACGAAGGCGCTGGGTCGGGACGGTGCGGTAGCGACCACGCGGTTTGGCCGGGCCTTCCAACGTATGTCCAGGGTGGTGCGCACGGCAGCGGCGCGCGCGAGGGCGGCCGTCGGGAGGCTGTGGGACCGCATCGGAGGTGCCAAGGGACTGGCGCTGGCCGGAGGGGTCGCGGCGGCTGGCATCTACAAGCTCGTCGACAGCCAGACCGCCGCGATGGACCGCACCAACAAGCTCAGCCGGGCGCTGGGCATCGGCGTCGAGGAGCTCCAGCGGCTGCAGTTCGCCGCGTCGCAGTCTGGAGTGGGGGCCGAGCAGCTGTCGCTCGGCATGCGCACCCTGAACAAGAACCTGCTGGACATCAGTCAGGGTGCCGGGGCGGAAGCGAAGCGCGGCTTCGACGAGCTCGGCTTGTCGCTGGCTGACCTCGACGGTCTGTCCCGCACCCAGCAGCTCGGTCTCATCGGTGACCGGCTCAACAAGATAGGCGACGACGCCAAGCGCGCAGCCCTCGCCGGTCAGATCTTTGGTACCCGGGCCGGCCCCCAGCTCGCCACGCTGCTGGCCGAGGGTAGCGCCGGGATTGCACGGCTGGCGGCGCAGACGCAGGGGGTGTTCTCCCAGGCTGACGCCGACCGGGCGACGGCCTTTCAGGATCGGCTGGGCGAGGTGCGCAACCAGGTCGAGGCCCTGGTGCGAGGGCTGGCCGTCAATCTGCTGCCGACCATCGAGGATCTGATCGTCCGCCTTCAGGACTGGCTTGCGGCCAACGACGAGCTCATCGCCCAGAAGCTCGAGGACGCCATCCACGCCGTCATCGAAGCGGCGAGCACCCTCTACGGCATCCTGGAGACGGTCACCGAGGTCATGCGGGCGCTCGGCATCGACACGAACACCGCGGAGGTTGCGTTCATCGCTCTCGCCTCAGCGGCTGCCGCAAGCATCCACCCGATGGCTGCTCTCATCCCGGTCACCATGAAGCTCGGCGCCGAGCTCGCCAAAATCGCGGTACTGGGTGGGCAAGCGGTCGGCACGATCAGCGGGATCGCTGATCTGACCGCCACCAACGTCCAGAACGCTGCGCTGGCCGGGGAGGCGTCAGCCAAGAAGGAGGCCGCGGTCCTGGCCTTCAAGAAGGAGTGGGGTTGGGGCGGCACAGGCAAGCGCTCGGGCTCAGCTGCACCGTCCGGCGGCGGTGGTCGCCGTAGGGGCGGCGGCGGAGGCGGAGGCGGCGGGGGCCGTTCGCGCCGGGGCCGCGGGCCGGGCCCGCTGTCGTCCCTGTTCTCCGAGGGCAACGAGCTGGTCCAGGATGCCCTCTACCGCATGGCCACGGGCCTGCCACGACGTGGTGGCGTCACCGTGGACGAGGCCATCGAAGCCCTGCTCGCCGGCCGCGGCGGCGGCCACCCGATGATCGAGCGCCTGTCACAGCTGGCGGACCGGTCGCCGGCCACCAAGGACGTCAAGCCCCAGGTGGCCATGGACATCACCATCAACCAGAACTTCCAGAACCAGCAGCGCATCGTGTCGCCTGAGCCTGGCGACGCGGCGAAGCGGTCGGCCGAGGCCATCCGCAACGTGCTGCGAGAGGAGACCGCGAAGGCCGGTCAGGCCATCGCGGGCAACGTGCTCCGATGACGTGGCCGCTCGTACCCAACCCGCTCGGCGGCAACCTCGGCGCGACGACGTGCTCCGTCTTCCGCCTGGACCCGCTCGGGGTGACGGCGCTCGAGCCCATCGCTGACATCGTGCCGGGCCTGAGCCCCCTCCGGGTCACCTTCGACATGGTCGATGGTGAGCAGGCGGTCTACGAGTACGACGTCACCGAGCACGCGATCCAGTCCTTCCTGGACGTCACCAGCAACGTCCGCAAGCGCCTCGAGCAGATCACCATCACCGGGCTGGTCGCCTCCGCTCCACCGCTGCTGCCGATGGGAGCGGCCCCGTCGCCTCCGGAGCTCCGGCTCGACCTCATCCGAGCGGCCAACCTGAAGGCCATCGCCGACTCCCGGTCACCGGTCATGGTGGTGACCCCACGGGTGGGGCTAGCAAAGGCGTTTATCACCCTCATCCAGCAGGGGTGGTCGCCAGCGCAGGGCGACAGCACCGTGGTGAATCTCACGGTGCGCGAAGCTCGCCTCGTCTCACCGCTCACGGGCGACCTCATCGCCCCGGACTATCCGTCGCAGAGCCCTGGAAACAACGCGGCGACCGGGGGAGGGCAGGCGGCCACGACGCCCGTGGGGCAGACGGCGACGCCGTCCGGGACCACCGGGGTGCCGCCCACCGTCGGGGGTGGGTCATGAGCTTGCTCGAGATCGACGTCCAGCCCACGGGTACCGAGACCCACCACGTGCAGACGGTGCAGCTCGATGGCCGGCCGTGGCAGATCACGACCTACACCAACGGGGCCGACGGCCTCTGGTACCTGGACGTCGAGTCCGATACCGGCGACGTGGTGTGTGGCCTGGGGCTGTCGAGTGGGGTGGACCTGCTCTACCCATACCGCCACCTGGACATGCCCGAGGGGCCGCTGTGGGTGCACGACAAGGGGCTGGGCGGCGCTGACCCGGGCCTCGAGGACTTCGCGGCGGGCCGGGCGGCGCTCTTCTACCTCGAGGTGGAGTCATGAGCGTGGCTCCGCTGCTCCACGTCGCCGCGCGGGTCATCATCACGACCGACCCGCCCATGTGGCCCCCCATTCTGGTGGAGAACCTCACCGGCCAGGGGCTGCGCCTCGACTGGCAGGTGGACAAGATGCGCGGCCCCGATCCCGACTCGGTGAGCCTGACCATCTACAACCTCGCCACGGTAAGCCGGGCGCTGCTCTCGGCGGCCTGGGCGGCCTTCGCCCCCACCATCATCTCCCTCTACATCGGCTGGGGTGGGCTGCCCGAGCTCGTCTTCAAGGGCGACGCCTGGCACATGGTGCCGGAACGAGTCGAGGGCACAGACATCATCACGACCATCCAGGCTCGTGATGGTGGGCTGGCGCTGCGCGACACCCCACCCAGTGGCAGCACCGGCTTCAGCCTTGGGGTGCAGCTGGCGGTGGCTCAGATCCTCGGTCAGATGGGGCTCACGCCAAGCTCCACGGCCATGGCGGCCATCGGCCTGGCGGCCGGTGAGAACCCTGTGGCGGCGACCATTCAGCACATCGACGCCGACGAGCCGCGGGAGGCGCTGGACATCCTGCTGGCCAGCGTGGGCCTGGCCTGGGGGATCGCCGACGGGATGTTCGTGGTCTACCGCGGAGGCCTGCGGAACGACGTGCTGCCCGCCATCCTGGCGCCCAAGTCGGGGCTGCTGAACTGGCGGGTCGCCGACGACGGGGGCGTCGAGTTCGAGGCCCTCGCCCAGGCCGGCGTGGTCCCAGGCTGCCAGGTCACCATCAACGGTCCCACCGGTGAGGTCATCGGTGGCGGCCCGCTTCGCATCGACGAGATCCGCTTTGGTGGAAGCACCGAGGGCCTGTCGACAATGACGGGCGTGGCGCGAAAGGTGGTGCTCCTGTGAGAGAGAACCGCGCCGTCGACCCCTTCGACCTGCCGCCGAACCCGCGGCTGTCCGACTTGCTGCGTGCGCTGGGGCGGCAGGTGAAGCTCTCGATCCGGACCCATGTGCCGGCCCGAGTGGTGGCCTACGACCCGGCGACTCAGACCGCCAACGTCCAGGTCGAGCTGCAGCAGGTGGTCCGCTACACCGATCCGCAGCGTCTGCCCGCCGGGGCGGTGCCGTCCGGCACCCCCCCGAACGGCGAAGCCACCCTGCCCCCGACCCAGATCATGAAGGTCCCGGTGGTCTGGCCCAGGACGCTGGCCGGCTACGTCACGTTTCCGCTCGTTTCGGGCGACACCGGAGAGCTCCACATCTCCGACCGGTCCCTCGAGCAGTGGCGCCTGGCCGGTGCGCCAACCGATCCAGGGCTGGCCTTCACCCACGCGCTGAAGGACGCCGTCTTCCACCCGGGACTCCACCCCGACACCCAGCCGATCACCCCCGCGACGGACCTCACCGCAACGGTGGTGGAGGGCACGCTGATCAAACTCGGGCGGCAGGCGACGGCCGACAGCGTGGCGAAGGCCGAGCTGTTCCTCGCCGAGCTTGTCACGGCCATCACGAATGCCGCCACGGCCCCCAACGACGGCGGAGCGACGTTCAAGACGAACCTGCTCACCAACCTGGGCGCGATCACCCCGGCTCAGATCGGCAGCCTGAAGGTGAAGGTGGAGTGATGGATCTCAAGTTCACCGACAACGATGTGGATCTGACCGGGGGCGACCTGAGCTGGGTCGAGGGTGCCGAAGCCGTGCGCCAGGACATCGAGATGACGCTGGGCACCTGGCTCGGTGAGACGCCCTACGACAAGGGCGCCGGGGTGCCCTACCTGCAGGTCATCTTCAAGCGCGGTACGACGCAGGCGGCCATCCGCTTCATCATCGAGCACATCATCCGCGACGTGGACGGCGTCGACGACGTGCTCGAGCTGTCCACCGAGCTCGACCGCCCGACCCGCGTGCTGACCATCACCGGTCGGGCCCGCGTGGGGACGGAGGTCGTGGACTTTGAGACCGAGGTGACGCCATGAGGCTGGACGAAGACGGGCTGACCACGGAGACCCAGGCTGAGATCCGCGAGGACCTCGTCGCGCGGCTCGAGGCGCAGTTCGGCGTGAATGTGAAGACGAAGGCCGCGTCGCAGCTCGGACAGATCATCAACATCCTGACCGAGCTCGACGCTCTCACCCAGCAGCGCGGGCTGGCGGTCTATCGGTCCTTCGACCCGAACGGCGCCACCTACCGCGCCCTCGACGCTCGGCTTGCGCTCACGGGTTCGGTGCGCAAGGGGGCGAAGCGCAGCTCGGTGGAGGGAAAGCTGACGTTCAGCGATCCCCACGATGACGCTCCCAATGGGATGCTGATCAAGAACACCGCCGACGCCTCGCTGTGGGAACTCACCAGCGGCACCATTCCCGGCAACGGGGCCGAGGTGGTCGATGCGACCTTCACCGCCGTGGACACCGGCCCGAAGGAGGCGAATGCCGGCACGACCTGGGAGGTCGTAACTGTCGTGGCGGGGCTGATCTCGTTCACCAACCCGACAGACGATGCAGACATCGGCCGGCTCCGGGAGGCTTGCGGGACAGCGCGCAAGCGTCGGCTCACCGAGCTCTACGCCCAGGGCCAGGGGCCGCTGGCGACCATCCAGGGCGCCGTGTCCAAGGTCGAGGGGGTGGTCAGCGTGCGGGTCTACCACAACCCGTCCACCGATCCGGTCGACTCTGACGGCATTCCCTGGAAGGCCTTCAACGTGGTCGTGGAGACCACCCCGTCCACCCCAACGACGGCGACCAGGGACGCCATCTTCGAGGCTATCTGGGGCGCCATGGGTGCCGGCGGCGAGGCCTACGGCACCGACTACACCGGCACGGTGGTCGACAGCGAGGGGGTGGATCAGCCCGTCGCCTTCGACGTGGTCGACAGTGTGGACATTGTCCTCGAGATCGACCTGGTGACCAGCACGGCTGAGGCCACCGTCACGCCGAACATCACCGACGTGGTGGCGGCGAAGGTCCTCGAGGTTGCCCTGGCGGACCACAAGGTGCCCGGACGCGACGTGCTGGCGCTCGACTACCAGGGCGTTGTCTACGACATGCTCGAGGCGGGCGAAGTCTCCGGGGTCGATGGGGTGACGGTGCGCATGGCCATCGATCCGGCAAGCCCCGCTGCTGTGACCAAGCTCGCGATCAGCATCCGGGAGAAAGCCGACTTCGACTCGTCCCACATCACGGTGGCGGAGGTATGAGCGCGGCACGGATCATCGGTGAGACCTTCGACGCCGAGGTGGCGCTCGGAGTCGCAGGGTCTGGCCTGGGCGACGAGCTCTGCTCATGGGAGGCCAGCACGCCCGACAGCGCCGGCCTGCTCGACCTGCCGGACTGGCTCACCTACCGCTGCGCCACGGCCGAAACGAGCTCGCGGACCGGAGCGGCCACCGTCCGCACTGGTTTCCCCCTCAACGCTCCGCGTGGCTATTCCGAGGACGGGAGCACGTGGGGGCTGCTGCTCGAGCCGGAGGCGAACAACGAGGCCACCGAGCAAGATCTTGGCAACTGGACTCCATCGGGAACGCCTGTCCTTTCCGCGGTGACAACCCCGGCCGGCACTTCGGAAACCTGCAGCGTGCAGGATGACGACGGCGCCGCCGCCGAGTTCGTGGGCGACATCGACCGGCTTTCCGGTGGGACTGGCGACCATACCCTGAGTGGTTGGGTCAAAAACTTGGCGGCCGTCAACGCGGCTCTCAAGACGAAGGAATCCGGGGTCGGCGATCTGGCCGTGATCCAATGGTCTGGGGTCGATGCAGCCTGGGTCCCGAAGTCGGACACGTACACGGGTGCCGCCCCGGCTACCGCCGCCGAGATCTACGCCATGCCGGCGACGACGGCGGCAAACACGGGGACCACGTATTTCTGGGGGATCCAGGTCGAGGCCAGGCTCTATCCGACAAGCTTCATGGGCGCGGACGGTGTCACGTTCGTCCGGTCGGCTGGCAAGCTCACGGCGCCGAGCTCCCAGGTCACCATGGGGGGACACTTCGACGTCGAGTTCGTCCTTGCCCCCGAGTTCGCCAACGATGAGCCAGCCGGCGACTGCGTCTTGCTCTACATCGACGCCGATAGCTCGGTCTTCTACCGGGCGTCGGATGACAAGGTCTGCCTGAAGCTCGGCGGCTCGGTAGTGGCCTCGAGCTCGGCGCTGACCTTTGCGCGCGGCGCTGTGCTCACCATTCGAGCCCAGCACCGGCCAGACAAGGCGGCGGTCACGGTCTCGGGGGCAGCCTCCGGCAACGGCACGACCACGCAGGACGCGGTGGCCCCCCTCGAGATCCCCGCCACGGTGGTGGTCTGCGGCGATGCCGACGGGGTGACCGAGGGCCTGGTCCTGCGCAGCGTGACGGTCTACCAGGCCATCGACGGGCTGCTGCGGCTGCCCGGGTGGATGCGGGCCCACCCTGTGTCGGTGGAGCGCGGCTCGGTGCACGCCCTGCAGGTCTGGGCCGACCAGCGCGTGGCCGTCGCGGCCGAGGCCATCGCCCCCGACGGCTGGCTTCACGTGACCATGAAGTGGCGGCCTCCGCACGACGTCAACACCAGCGCGACTCTGCTCGATCTCGGCGACGGCGTGCTGACCTACGACCACACCAGCCGGACGATCAAGTGGACTGTGGATGATGGGATTGTGGCTTCCCAGGAGCTCGAAAGCGGGGCGGTCGCGTTCAATGCCTACGACACGCTGGTTATCGAGCTCGAGCACAGTGCGCGGCGGCTGCGGATGGTGGTGGACGGAGCAGCGGTGGCAGACGAACCGCTTCCGGCGCTGGTGCTGCCCAGCGAGGGCTACGTGCTCAGCGTCATCGGCGGTGCCGCGGTCGACGGTGAGCTCGTGTCCTTCGTGCCGCACCTGCAGACCTTCGCCGAGCTCGCCAATGACCGGACCCTGGTTCAGATGGGGGACGACTTCCGGACGCTGGTTCAGGAACTGGTCCAGGACCGGGCCCGCACCTACGACGCGCTGGGAGGCATCAAGGCGGCCTTCGACGTCGAGCATGCCGTGGGCACCCAGCTCGACATGATCGGCTCGGTTGTGGGGCTGCCGCGCGAGGGCTTCACCGATGCTCGCTACAGCGTTTTTCTCGCCATCCAGATCGAGCTGCTGCTCGCCGCGGCGCGTGAGGACGACGAGTGGACGGGCACCTGTGAGAACATCCTGCGAATCCTGCGGCGCTTCGTCGGCGCGGGGGCTCCCACCATCACCCTGCGCAACGCGCCCCCGTACTCCTACGCCGTCACCATCGAGGACCTTGACCTCGACGAGGCCTGGTTGCTCGTCCGGTTCCTCCGGACAGCGAGCTACGCCGGGGTCACGGGCCTCATCGTCATCCCTGTCGAGGACGACTCGCTCTGGGACTCCGACTCCGTCGCGGTGTCTGGCGCTGGGATTTGGGATTCCGACTCCGTTGCGGTGACTGACCCCATGTACTGGGGCACCGTCGCCACCACTCTCTGAGGACTGCACCATGGCCAAACCAGCAACCGAACCGACCTGGGCAACCGATGCCAACTTCTCGAGTGGGCCGGCCTCGGGCCAGCCCACCAAGGTGACGCCGGCGGGCGCTCCCAACGTCGCGCAGGGGTTCGTCCCTGGCGAGGGGGCCGCGGGCGAGTTCGTCAACTGGATCCTGAATCTCGTCTGCTCCTGGATCGGCTGGGTCGCTGATGGCAGCTCCGCCGGCGCCGCAGATGCCCACCTGGTCGAGACCGACTCCAACGGCGAGACCAAGGTGAGAGGGATCCGGACGCTCGACGGTGCCGGCAGCTACATCGAGGTTTCGGGCACTACGGGCGTGCAGTACCGGCAGGGCTCGGTGCCGGACGCCAACACCAACATCGAGGGGGTGGCGGCCGACTCCCACTGGTGCACCACACCGACGGCCCAGCGGGACCACTACCTGCTCGAGGCCAGCGCCGCGAACACGCTGGTCGACGGGCAGCGGTGCATCGTCCAGCGGCCCCTGACCGGAAACTTCGCCATCATCATCCACCGCGAGGGGGTGGGCGGCGCCATGGTCACCCTTCCAGCGCTGACGGCCTGCAGCTGCATGTTCGAGGTGCGCAGCGGCAGGTGGCGGCCCATCCTGCCAAGCCTCGGCTGCACCATGGGGAGCGACGCGTGACCCCTGAACTCAGCGCCGCCATCAGCATTCTCGCCCTCGCGGTGGCAGGGCTGCTTGCCTTCGTCATGAAGCGCGCCATGAAGAACGGCAAGAGCACCCCGCCGCCGGTGCCGGCGCCCCCGGCTCCCCCGGCGCTGCCGTCTGGCCCAGGGCCGGACGACTCCGCCCGCTTCACCATCGATCCGATGGAGCGGTTCTCGGACCGCTTCGCGCGGCTCGACGAGGAGATCCGCAAGCTGAACGAGCGCCTCGACCGCCGCGAGCAGGCCGAGCAGCGCTTGACCGACCAAATCGAGACCCTGGCCAGGACCGTCGCCACGCTGGTCGAGCGCACCGAGTGGCTGGTCCGGGAGATGCGCGCCGAAAGGAAAGTCACCCCATGAACAACGAGCTCGAGACCATCATCACCCTCATCATGAGCCACCAGTGGCTGACCCTGTCCGTGGTGCTCATCGGCCTCACGGTCCGCCTGCTGAAGACCGAGCGAGCGCAGCAGTGGCTCACCCCCATCCCGCCGCGCTACCGCCCGCTGGTCGCCGTCGGCCTGGGCATCGTCTCGGGGATCCTCGAGGCCATCGCGGCCGGCACGCCGTGGCTCGAGGCGCTGCTGCGCGGGCTGCTCGCTGCGGTGGTCGCCATGGCGGGGCACGACTTCATCATCGAGGGCCTGCTCGGCGGTCGTGAGGGGAGGGCGAAGTCATGAGCTACCTCCCCGGCTGGGTCGCGCTGCTGGTGGGGCTGGCGCTGCTGGTCACCGGCTGCAGTCGCCCTCTTGCAACGGCCACGGCGACGGCCAACGCCGCGGCCCACTCCCTCAAGGCCACCCAGGAGGCGCTTGCCGAGCGGTACCGTGAGGACCAGCTCGCGGCGGCTGGGCGGGTCCAGGGGGACCGGTCCGATCCCTCCGTCAAGGCCGAGCAACGCGACCGCGTGAGGGCCGTCCGGGTCAAGTACAGACCGCTGTGGGACGCCTACGCCATCGCCTACGAGGCCTGGCTCGAGGCGGTGGTGGCCATCCAGATCGCCGAGCAGATTGACGGGGCCGACAGTGGCCTCGAGATGGTCGGCGTCATCGAGGCCGTGCGGCAGCTGGTGCGCTCACAGCGCCGGCTGGTGACCATGTTCGCGGAGGTGCAGACCGATGGATCCCAGTAGCGTCATGTTCGTCCTCGAGGAGCTCGCCAAGTTCGCCGCAGGCTACAGCGGCCGGGCCGTCGAGGTGGCCGAGCGTTTCCGCGAGGACTTCGCGGCCAAGCACCCTGAGCTCATCGAGCCAGGGGACAGCGAGGCGCCGACGCCCCGGCCCGACGTCACCGTCGACGCCGAGATCGACGCGCTCATCGACCGGGGCGAGGCGTGAGCCTGCACCTGGTCATCCTGGTCCACGCCGATCCGTCGGTGGCCCCTCGCTACCTCCGGAGCCTCGAGGACAAGCTCGACGAGCCGGTCGACCTGGTGCTGGTCAACGCCGGCGGCTTCTCGAGCGCCTACGTCCGGTTGGCGGAGAAGCTCCGCCGGCTGGCCAAGCAGAGCTCCAACCGCTGCGCGCTGCTCGCCGAGCTCGTGCGCTACGCCGGCGCCCCCCGGACCCTCGAGGGATACGAGACGGTCACGCTGGCGTCGTTCTCGGCCGGCTACGCGCTGGTCCGGGCCGTCCTCGCCGACGCACCGAGCTCCGAGCGACTTGACGGCGTGGTGGCCATCGACAGCTGGCACGCGGGCCTCGAGGCCGACGGCACCGCCCGGGACAGCCAGCTCGGCGGGCTGGTCCGGTTCGGGCTGCTGGCGAAGGAGGGCCCCCGAGTCTGCTGGTTGGCCCACACCGACGTGCGTACGCCTCAGACAGGGCCGGTCGCGTTCGCCTCCACGTCTCAGGTCGCCACCGAGGTCCGACGCCTCACAGGCCTTCCTGGGGCCGGCGAGGACGTGTCTGCCGGAGGCCTCCGGGTCCGGGCCGAGGACCGGTACCGCTCCGACCACGACGAGCACGTGGCGGCCCTGACCGAGTGGGGAGCGCCCTGGCTCGCCGATGCGGCGGTGGAGCTCCTGGACCGCCGTGAGCGGCTTGGTGTCCCGGTGGACGACGAGCCCCCGCCTACACAGCCTGGGGTGCCCCTTGGGGTGCGGGCCCTCAAGCTGAGCCAGGCCGAGCAGGCCGCAGGCGTGAAAGAGGTCCCCGGAGGGGAGCACCACCCGCGCATCCTGGAGTACCTCGCTGGCTGCATGAGGGACGGCGAGAACATCGGCCGCTACCTCAAGACGGACGAGACCCACTGGTGTGCCGCGGCGGCCTCCTGGGCGGCCTTCAGCGCCGCCGTGGAGGGGGAGATGGTGCCCCACGGCTGGCGGGCCGGGGTCATCGAGCTCTGGCTCGACGCGCTGGCCAACGGGGCGGCGCGGGGGGCGTCCCGTATTCGGCGGGGCGAGTACGTCCTGCAGGTGGGCGACCTGGCCATCCTGACACGGGGCGGCCCGGCCTTCGGGGAGGGGAGGGATGCGTTCCGGCGGACCAACGGGCAAGGGCACGCTGCACGGGTGGCCGTGGTCCCCGGGGACGACTACCGGACCCTCGACGCCAACGTGGGCGACCAGTGGAGCGACGTCGACCGGCACATCGGCGATCTGTCCTTCGTGGGCGCGGTGTCGTATCCGCAGCTCGAGCCCGAAGTGCTGGTCCCGACCGACGACGAGCTCGAGGGGTTCGTGGCCCTCGAGGCGGCGAGATTGATGGGCGTGTCCGACTCGGTCATGCGCGGGGAGCACGGGCTCGACTGGGCGATGGGGGAGTTGGCGGGGGGATCCGGCGCTGGCCACCAAGTGGCCACCAGCCCACCCAACCTCGCGACATCACTCACCAGCGCCGACGATTCCTAAACCATTGGTCGGCCGTTCGACTCGGCCCGGGGGCGCTGCGGAATCACTCGTTTTTTGTACTGGGTGCGTCGTCCAGTGGTGTCCGCTTGGTGTCCGCAACCAGCCCGTGGATCGCATCCGGCGCCAAGTGGGCGTAGCGCTCAGTCGTGACGATCGATCGGTGGCCCAGCATTTGGCGCACGTCCTCGAGGCGCCAGGCCGTTCGGGTCCAGCTGCCCATCACGAGATGCGAAGCGCAGGTGTGGCGGAGGTCGTGAAAACGGACTCTTCTGGTGATGCCGGCGCGCGCCAGCGCGGCCTGCAGGCCGGCCGTGTAGCCCTCGGCGTGGCAGCCACCACCGTCAGCCGGCCACACCAAAGCGTGGGCCACACCGGGCTTCTCCTTCTTCCACGCCTTCAGGGCGACGAGAGCCTGGCCCAGCAACGGCACGCGGCGCACCCGACCTCCTTTGGTCGGCCCGCGGTAGCTGTGGCGCACGACGAGCTCGGGGCGCTTGCCCTTCAAGATCACGTCGCCCCACCGCAGCCCCCACAGCTCCCCGGCGCGCAGGCCGGTATAGATGGCCACGGTGAAGATGGTGCGCTGGGCCGGCGTGAGCTTGGCGAGCAGTGCGGCGATCTCGTCCTCGTCGAGGTAGGTCCAGCCCTCCTCGGTGGTCGGCACCCGCGGCACCCTCACGCCGTCGGCCGGGTTGGACGGGATGTGTCCCTCGTCCGCCGCGTCCGAAAGGCAGCGACGCAGTAGCACGAGGGCGTTGCTCACGCTCTGGCGGGCCAGGCGGCGCTTCGGAGTGGTCTTGTGCTTGTGCCCCGGTTTCGCCGTGGAGCGCAGCAGCGACCGCACCCAGCGCACGACGTCAGTCCGCTTGATGCTGTGCATGGGCCAGAGGGCGAAGGGGGCGGTGGCCACGCGGGACGTCCAGACCGATCTGGTGGACCGTATCGAGCGGTGCAGCTTGTCGGTCTCACGCTGGTTCAGCCAGCGCTCCCCCCAGCCGGCGAGCGTGAGGGCGAAGCCGTCGTCCCCGATCTGCTCGATGGCAGCATCGAGGACGGCCTCGGCTTCTTCCTTGGTGTCGTAGATGCCAAGGGAGCGGCGTTTGCCCTGCACCGTGAGGCGCACACGATGGCGAATCCGCCCATCGCGGTCGTGGTGCTCGGTGACTGAGCCGCGCTGTCTCATCGCTCTGCTGCAGGGTACATGCCGGCCTTGCGTAGGGCACTGGCGGCGCGGGCGTGGTCGGCTGGGCGTGGGCGGCGGCGCTGCGGACGGGGCTGCTCCGCCGGCGGGTCGAGCTCGTCAGCGAGCTTGAGCAGGTCTCGGGCGCGCTGGCGCAGCTGTTCGGCGATGCGGCGGAGGTTCACAGCACCGTCACCCTTCCTCGAGGCCCAGGCCCCCAGACAAACCACGCGTAGTCGCACGAGTCGGTGCCCTTGCCGGTGAACGACGGCCGCCTGCTCAGCACGTAGACGTCGGCCGGGTTGTCCTGCCACCAGCCGCGGCGCTTCTGGCCAGCGAGGAATGGCAGGCGGAGCAGGGCGGCCACGAAGCCGTCGTTGAGTTGGACGAGCCGCATCGCGTGGTCGACAAACTCCTTCGCTAGCTTGTAGGGCGGATTCATGATGACGGCCCGGACGTTGCGGTCGGAGTAGGCGAGGAAGTCCGCCTCGACGATGCGGTGCCCTTTCGCTATGGCCAACTGGGCGCGAGCGTGAGCGAGTTCCACTCCAATCACCGGCGCGTGCCCGAGTGCTTCGAGGATCGCTCCCTCGCCGCAGCCAGCATCAATCACGAGCCCATCGAATCGAGGCAGCACGAGGCGCAACGCATCGACGCACCAGCTCGGGGTGGCGTAGTGGTCGTCTGGGTGGCGAGTTGAGCCTCGGTTGGTGGAGCTCATCCCGTGAGTTCCTCGAGCCGCTGCCGCACGAAGGCAGGATCGGCCGTGCCGCACAGGGTGGCTTGGAGCAAGGCGATTGCCTCGAAGAGGTAGTCTGGTTCCTGCTCGGCTGGTTCGACGCGGCAGAGGAGCTCGTCGAGCAGGAGGAGCACGTCACGGAGGAATGCACCATTTGCGGTGCCGGGCTTCACTTCTTCCACGGCTTCACCTCCACCCGCCCGAAGGCATCGACGAAGACCGCGTTTCGCGGGTCCTCAGCCCTCGCCTCGAGGCAGACCAGGTCGAGCACCGGTTGTGCTGGCATGCGCAGCACGATCACCGGCACGCTAGAAGGGGATGTCGTCGTCATCGTCGCGACCTCCACCGTTGCTCGCTGGCTTCTCTTCCTTCTTCGCCCCCCCGCACAGCTCGACTTCGCGGGCGACGATCTCTGTGCGCCAGTGCTTGGTGCCGTCCTTCTCAAAGTTCGACGTGCGGAGCACACCCTCGACGAGCACCTTGGAGCCCTTGCAGAGGATCTTCCCTAACCCCTCGGCCCGTTTGCCCCACACTACGCAGTTGTGCCACTCGGTGTGGTCCTCCCAGTCGTCGCTGCCGGGCTTCTTCCGCCGCTCGTTCGATGCGAGGCGCAGGTTGAGGACGGCCGTGCCGCCCTGGGTGTACCGAAGCTCGGGATCGCTCCCGAGGTTGCCGCTGACAAGTGCTCTATTCACTCTCGTTCTCCTTCTTTGGTGCGATCTCGCTGAACGTCACGAAGCTCGACTCCCGAACGCACCCGAGCTTGTCGAGCTCGGCCATGAGCTCGCGCTCGATGGCGGCCGCCTTGCCCTTCGGCGCCGAGGCCTTCACCGAGCGTTTCAGCCCGGCCCGGGTGACCGACTGCTCGATGGCATCGGCTGCGCCGTACTTGCTGAGGACAAGGACCCCTGGTGGAGTGAGGTCGATCGACTTGCGGGTCTTCTCGACCTTCGCGTAGACCTTGCCGTTGCTCAGCGGGATCGGAGTGTGCTCGGCGAAGGCCTTCAGTGCTTCCTTGATGGCCTTGACGGCGTCCTCGACGGCGCCCAGCCGGTCGTAGACGTAGGCGGCGTGCTCCACCGAGGCGAGATCGACGGTCAGCGGATGGGCGAGCTCGCTGGCTCCCTGCACAGCTTCAATGGCCTTGGCCGTCGCTGGGCAGCAGCTGACGATGGGGCAGTAGCACTCCGAGCACCACCGGCCGGGGACAGGGACTGCCACGTCGTCGAGGCTGCTGACGACCAGGGCGAGCTCGGCCGCGACCTCGTCGAGGTCGAACACGTCGAGGGTGCCCTCCACGATGTGGACGCCGTGCTCGTCGACTTGGGCGAGCTCGACGGTGACCTCGTCAGCGCCGTAGGTGCGCGCAGCCGCCAGGGCCAGCGCTCGCACCTGAGCGTCCTCGCCGGGCTGGGCACCGACACGATAGCGACCAGTCTTCCAGTCGCGCACCACCAGCCGCCCATCGGCGGTGAGGCGCACGAGGTCGGGGGTGCCGACTAGCTCGGTTGGCGTGCGCTGGCTGTAGTCGCGGGCGTGCGATCGAGGAAGCTCCCGGGCCGTCCGCTGGCGCTGGTCGTAGGCCAGGGCGACCTCGGCTTTGCGCCACTGATCAGTGGCCGCTTCTTCCTCGAGCAGGACAGCAAGGTGAAAGGCCGCGTGCCCCAGGCGGCGGCGATCGGCATCGGCCAGGCCGTTCTGGTCCGCGATGACATCGACCGGTGCGTCACCGAAGACGGCGATGCACTCGGCCGCCTGGCTGACCGCAGTCCCGAAGGTGGCGAATACCGACGAGGGTAGCTTCGGCCACTTGGTGAATGACGTCCACGGGTAGGCGCACCGGTGCGCAAGGTCGAGCTTGGAGAAGGTGGGATAGAAGGTCATCAAACGAGCCCTTTCTGCTCAGCGATCCAGCGGCTCACGATGAGCGTGCCAGTGTGGCCGAGGCCGTAGACCTCGCTGTCGTCGTGGATCTGCGACTGCGGGATCCAGACCTGCTCGCCCTCGACGTCGACGAGGATCGCCCTGCTGGTCGCTGCGGTGCAGGCGACGTCCTGCAGTTCGACGCGGTCGACGTGGTTCACGACCGGCCCTCCGCTTTGGCCAGGGCGGCCTGCACGTCACGCTCCAGCTCGATGAGGCACTCGTCGAGCGGTATCCCCCCGTTGGCCTGTATGGTCTCGATGAATGCAAGCGTGTCGAGCGCGCATTCGTAAAGTTCCGGTGCCGCGCTGACGAGCTGCATGTTGGCGGTGAGCTCGTCGGGCGGGAGCCCTGGCTCTTGTCGGATCTTCCCGTGCAGACCTACGTTGACGCTCCGTCCCCCGCGGGCGAGCGCCCATGATCCCTCGGTGTGTTTCACGCCGCTTCTCGCTGTTGCAGCACATCGCGGCGCGTCCGGTACGCCATCTTCAGGCGGTCCTTCTCCGCGTTGGGAAGGGCGAGCTTGGCGATCTGAGCGCCGATGGCTCCGAGGTCACCCATCGCCGACGCCGCAGCGATAGCCCGCTCGAACTCGTCGGCCAGCTGCACCGACCCTGGATCGCTCGGCGCCTCTTGGTCCTTCGGCTGCGCCTGGCTGCGTCGCTGGGCTGCAGCGCCGTCGTCGTCCTCGGGAGCGATGCCGAGCAGCGCGGTCTCCGCGTAGCGGCGCGCGTAGGTGAGGGCCGAGCCGTAGTCCTGCGGCCCGCAGTGCTCCGGCGCCAGGATGGGGACCTCGACGATCATCCACTGTCCCGACTCGTGGAGCAGCGTCGCGTGGAGCTTGCGCCCCTTCGGTCGATGCACGATACACAGCCCGTTGTCGGCGAGGGCCTTGCGGCTCGCTTCGCGCACCGCAGCCAGATCGGCGTAGCTGTACTGATAGCCTGGGCCGGTCTTGGTTTTGACCTTGGCGGTGTGCTCTTTGATCACTGGCCCCACCGCGCCCTGGGCCTTGCACAGCGCCGCGGCCAGCTTGTCGATCTCGACCGACGCATCGGCCAGGACGAGGGTCACCTCGCCCGTCTCGGGGTTCGTCATGTCGCTCACTGTTCACCTCTTGCAATCGTGAAGTCGTCTTCGGTCACGTGGATCGGGGGTCGAAAGGCCGCCTGCACCATCGCCTCGATCGCCTCGGGGTCGGTCACCCCAGCGCGCTCGGCGATGTCACCAAGCAGCCCGAGAAAGCCCTGCAGCGCGTTGCGAGCGATGTGCTCAGCTTCGCCTCGGGGCACGCCGTAGCGGGCGGCAGCAGCGACCATGGCGGTGACGAGGGGGTCGGTGAGGGAGGGCATGAACAGCAAACTACACAGTGAATAGCAAACTGTCAACGATGTGTGATGGCTTTTGTGTGACAGTCACCTACATCATCGGGCCCCCCAGGGCTTTTGGCGGCTCGCTTTGGGGATTCCGCACCTGCCCCCGGCCGCGCCGCTCACGTACACTCGACGGCACGATGTTCGACGATGACGCGCGCGCCGACGTCGAGGGGGATGCCGACCTCATCTATCGCCTGGCCCACGGCGACCCCGACGACGTGCTCAGCCCGAGGGTGCTCTGCGAGCAGCTGCTGGATACGCGGCCGCGGTACGCGCCGATCGCGCAGGAGGCCACCATCGCACGCGTCGGCAACGAGTGGCGCGTGTACGTCGCCCGGGGCACGTCACCAGCTCGAGCACGCTGGCTCGTCGGCCACGAGCTCGCGGAGTGGTGGTACCAGCAGCGCGGCTACCGCGGCGAGGACCTCGAGGCCCGCTGCGACGCTCTCGGCGCAGCCCTGGTGCTGCCCCGGCGAGTGCTGCAGGCCGCTCGACGCCAGCACGGCGACGACGTGCATGCCATCGCCAGGGCCCTACGCGTGACACAGTCGCTGGCGCTGCTCCGCGTCGGCGAGGTGACCGGGACGCCGTCGGCCGTCATCCGGCAGGCCGGCGCCATCGTGCGCGGCGAGGCCTACGTCTGGCCGGTGCCGCTGATGCTGACGGCGCCCGACGATCACCCAGGGATAAGGAAGGTCGAGATCGACGACGAGCCGACGCGGAAGGGGCTGGTGGCGGGCTGAACCGACCGCGCATGCTAGGATAAGGCTGTGGAAGACCTCAACGGACAGATTGTCGATGCCTACTGCGACGCACTCTTGAACGAGGCCTACTACCGCAAGCTAGCGGCGAAAGCCGCATGGTGGGATCGACTGATCCGCATCTTCGTGGGCATCTGCTCGGCCAGCGCCGTACTCACGCTCTTGGCCAAACTCGAGCCAACCATCGCGGGTGTGCTGACAGCAGCGACCGCCATCGCCTCTGCGGTTGGGTTGGTGATGCGTCTGGACGCGCGCGCTCGCAAGCTCGAAGCCTTGGCCGCGGAGTGGACTGGCGTGACAGGCCGTGTCAAGTTGCTCGATCTCGAGAGTGGCGTGGCCGAGACGGCCCGGCGTCAGCGGCTCTTGAAGATCGTCGAGGAGTCAGAGTTACTGCAGGCGCGCGACACCGAAGACCAACGAGACGCCCTCGTGAAGCGGCTCGAGGTCCAGGTGCGAGAGCAACTGTCGAACAGGCTGGCTCCGCCAGCGTTGCCAGAGGCATCTCAATAGTGGCCACACGCAGGGAGGGCACGAAGACCGGAAGGTCGTCGGAGAGGCCACGCAAGAAGGTCGCTGCAGGCAAACGTCCCCGCAAAGATGCGGTCAGGCCCACGCGGCCCTGGCGTGACGACGAGTCGACTCCACCACCTCCACCCCCCCCAAGAAGGACGCCGGCGGGGACAAGGAGTAGCTTCCTATCACCCCACCGGTGGAGCCTGCACCGCCGGCGGCGGTGGTGCTGCGGCCGCCTTGAGTTCCAGCTTACCGATGACCTCAAGCGCGGCGATGCTGACCGCCAAGCCAACCACCGCTATGGCGGCGATGAGGAAACTGATCCCGGCTTCGATCTCATGCAAGGCTGACTGGGCGCTGGCAATCAACAAGATCCCCAGGCCTAGGCCAGCGAGAAAGAGCATAACGCTCGCCACTGCCGTCAGATTGAGCACAGTCTTCATGGCAACCTCCCCTTCGCTACTGTTGTCCGTGCGGCAGGCTGCCGCGTCAACAGGGCGATCTCCCGACCACCCGTTCCGAATCCCCTAGTCGAACGCCTCTCGCTCCGCCTCGGTCGATTCATCGTTGATAGCGGCAAGTTGCCGATCGGCGTCTCGGCTCTGCCGCACGAGCCTCATCAGCTCGTCCCACCAGAACTTCTCGCCCGGGTCCTCGCTGGACTTGTGGGCCTTCGTCGCCAGCCCCTCGATGGCGGCCTCGTCGATGCCCTTCTTGCGCGCCATGGCGATGACCACGGCGCGCGATGGGTAGCGGTCCTCGACCTCGACCCAACGGGCTGGCTGCTCGTCGGCACCAGCGTCCTCGTCGCCGGCAAGCCACGCCGCTGAGACGCCGGCTGCCTCCGCCAGTTGTGAGATGGTCGCAAACCCGGGATTCGTGATCGCACCCCGGACAAGCTGACTCACCATCGATGGCGACAAGCCAGCCTTCAGGCTCCACGCCCGTTTCGACAGGCCGCACTTCTTGCGCGCCGTTTCGAGGCGTTCAGGCAACGTTCCCACAGCATCGATAGTGCCGAATGAACAGTGCCCTGTCATGGCTGCACGCTATACGTCGCTTGACAGCGGAATATCCACTGTGTAGTTTGGTGTACATGAGACCTTCGAGCACGCTGAGCCAGAGGCTCACCTACGCGCGGAAGCTGCGCAAGCTGAGCCGCCGC